GGAACACAAAAACGTGTGTACTTTACCCTACACACTAACGACTGCTTGTCAGCGCCGAAAGATTTAACAAAAACAAAACATCTAAATCTAAAAAATTGAATTGAATGGCTTTAATATTTATTAAGTACCGGGGTTCATAAAAGAATATGTCACATAGGTAAACCCGGAAAGTCCAAGGTAACTTCTAATATGAAATAAATAATAAAATATTAACGGCAGCTTCTTGGATTCGTGTACAGAGGTACAGTTCCCAAAAAGCAGCCTAATGAAAAGTCATCACTAACTTGTCTATAAACGTTGAGTACACTGTTGGTACTATTCAAAGAATTCATTTGAATTCTCACACAATGGTGATCTGAATAGGACCGGGAATCGGTAACAACAGTAAATGGACCGCTAGGATGCATTACAGGAGCCGCTGCAGTTGTGCCATAAAATGGTATTAAGGCATCAACTGCACCTTGGACGTTTGAGGTGGAAAGAATTTGGTTATTAAGGGATGAAAAATTATCAAACCTAGTAGCAGAAGCGTCATAAACGTAGCTAAAAAATTGTTTCCTCTCATTGTAAAGAGTGGAAGTTATCATGCCGCCAGGCGCAGTGCCTACGGCTTTAATGACAACTCCTCCACGTCGTAAAGCAAAAAGTGAGGCAAACGTTGAATACGCATCAACAAATATGGCACTATCAGTGACATTGTTTGCACCTCCATTAACTTTAACGGACATGTGGGGTGTGAATGGATTGATTTTAACAACTCTATCCACTGTAGCAGATTGGTAAGCTTGGTAAATTAAACAAGCCCTCTTAAGGATTTGTCTAAGTGATACTATCGCTTCACCAGTAGTGTACATAGCTGCTTCCCCATTACTGGTTACACTTGCTATGTTGCCATCGCTATTTGGCACAGGAATATGACCTTGTGGCAAATTGGGGGCTATGGCTGGCCCTTGGGCAAAAATTTGATTTCTCTTTTTGTCCCTGTTGCTGCTATTCAACAGTTGTTTTTTCTTTTTTCTTTGCTTGGAATCTAGTTCCATAGTGAGTTTATCCATCACATATGGCCTAGCCCTATGCTTTCGCATATTTGGATTATCACTCGCTGAGTAAGCAATAATTGGCTCTGCTAGATTAGTATTATCTCCCATCATTCCAGCCACTTCAAAGTCTTCTCCACCTCTAGCTTCAAATAATATATTGACATTATTAGCAACAGAACTAGGGGCTGTGAGAGGATTCAAAACAAAAATCTTAAAAACTCCTATAGAGGCAGCAGATACATCAGTAGATGTGGGAGTCCATGTAGTGGAGGAAACATAAGGAATTTTGATTTCAAAATCAAAAGAATCTCTAATATCCCAAATCCATCTATAATTGAACTCATTGGCCGCATAAGCTGGAGAATATATACCATTATATGTGGGATTGAAAACTATCAACAATCTTCCGGTATGGAACTCATTCTTACTCATGTACATTCTAATATATATAGAGCCTCTCCAATAAGCAAAGAAATTGGTCAAATAACCAATAGGAGAGTGATATGTTAATGTAGAAGCAGCAGTGGCAGCGGGAGTGACTGTAGATTGAGTGTTGAAAGTTTGGGGACCAACATTTAATGAAAGCAAAGTAGTGCCATTAGTGGCAGTATTAGCCCAATTACTCACATAAAAATAGGAGGGAACTTGCGCTATATATTGTAAGCTCATCTCATCCACATCAGAACCAGCAAAACCTGGCATGTGGGCAATTTTGTTGCCTAAAAGTAATCCGTGAGAATCACTTGTATCATTAACATCACAATTAGCCATATGGGAGAACAATCTAGGAACGACTGACCATCGAACACTAGTATCTATGGCTTTAGATAAACCGAAAGAATGAGCAATATTTGCAGACAACTCTAAAAACCAAGCAGTCGGAGCTGCAAAAGAAGAAATCATGGGTATTCTATTAGCAACTTGAGCAAAACCTTTAGAAAAGGTGCTTAATGGTTGAGATAGCCATCCTCCATTATCTTCTAAATCAGAATTATCATATTTCCTACTCTTCTTTTTAGTAGCCTTACTACTAATGCCAGATTGAGCAGCAGGGTATAAGAACTCAGTGTCTTCAAAATGACACCAACAGGTGATAGGAATATCACCACCAGTGCTAGGACTATAAACAGTCACAAAAACTCTTGCCCAATCTATTGGAGCTGAAAAATTGTAAAACAATTCTGGGGAAGTGAAGGGTATTCTAATCTCAACTTCATCTGTTTCAGCCACATTCATTCTAACACTAGGTAATTGACTTTTCAAAGTCAAATTTTTAATAACTGAAATCCTGCTATTGGTTATATGTCCGGAACAAGGGACAACACTAACTAGCAATATTCCAGTTTGAAATTTTTGAGCGTTGGTTTGAATTTTTATGACCATAGTTCCTCTAAATCCATAAAAACCAGAAACTTTTTCTGCGAACATAGGAGTAGAAGAGAATATACCACTAGGAATATTCATAGTCATAAGATCTACATTAGCAGCACTAGCATTTGTCCATGTTATTTCTCCACCAGGACAAGGGGCGGGCCTAGCCAAAAAAGAGTGCAAAGAATGTTCAACATTATCTGTACTGAATTTGGTCATAGGATTAGGTATATACGAGAAATCGTAATTAGTCGTTTTGAGCGTACTCGAAACGGTGTTAAGCATGTTTTCATTTATGGTAACTGCAGAACCATTTTCTAAATTATTTTCAGCTGGTCTATTGACAAAAAGGTGGGGACCTGCCCATTCTAATTGGCTCTAAGGGGTCTAGATTTATTTTAGGACACATCTTGATTAGTAAATTTAAATAAATAATGTCTATAGAAGCCTATATGCAACCACACACTCTTTGGCCTCAGAGTCTAATTGTATAAGTGTGTGGAGGATCAAAATAGGTTAGTAGCGAATGTCTTGCTTCAGCGTTATATCCCGCTGAAGGAAAACATCCTTTGTAAACAATGAGAAGTTAAAATGCTTTCTCATTGGCTCTTCGAACTTAGCTACCACATCGTCGAATTTTTCTTTTTCGTGTAAGGACACCTCCATAATAAATGATTTGAATGCAGATTGGACTACAGAAGTCTGATCGACATTCATTTTAACATAATTCATCATTTGTCTAACGGTTTCCCATTCTAACGGACTTATAACTTGGTCTAGACGGTAATCATATACAAAGTGCCTTTTAAGGAAAGTCACGTCATAAATAGATCTAAAAACAGTAACACAATCTACACTCTTGGTTTCATCCGTATAGTCCATGCCAATTTCATTGACAGCACTTCTTATTGAAGTCATGTTAAATAGATCCTGTACTTTAATCGACACATTTATAATATTATCATCTCCATACACCATTTCATTAACATTATCGTTAAAAGTATCCAAAGACTTATAGTTTCTGCCCATACAAGTGACGTAGGCCATTCTAATGACTACTTTATTATATATAGAATTAACAATAGTGGTTAAGCCACAACCAGAAGGTAGTGAACACAACCATGAATATATGACATCTCCATTAATATGAGTGGAAGAAAACATGTCCAAAATTATCATTCTTCTAACATTAGCATTTTCTTCTCCATCACCATACCAGAAGTTAATATATTTAACTATTTTTTCCGCTATAAGTAGTATTTCTGAAGAATCGTATCCAGAGTAATCACCTGCTATAACATCAGGCCCCATCATTTGCATGGAATCTCTAATATCGGTCCACTCTGAACTATAAGGATTGACCCCTATGGCCATTCCATTGGCTACTCTATTTTCCATACACCATTGATTAAAACGCATGAAATACATCCTTGTAACTATGGTGTGCGTCAATGGAGCGGCAGATATTAGTCGTGTTTTGCCAGCATCGACTTTTATATTATCTCTCAACTCATCTTTGAGACAATCCATAAAAATAATTGGATGTCTTTCTAATTTTTTTGCTTTATCTATATATTGTTCTACATCTTTAAGTAGATCAATGGCTAATGGCGTGGTGAAATCAAAATCTCCATCCTCACCAAACCAGGCTTTCTTACCTTTGAGAGAACTATTTTTCTTCTCACAGTGTGGATAACCCGCAGAAGTGCCTCTGGGAATGGCATCTATAAATCTCTCATTCGGCATACCTTCCACTGATTCTTGAAAGTTAAGTATCCCTTTACTTAAACAAGTTCCAGATCTTTCTATCATGGTAGAAAATGTGTGTGCTACGCAAATTTCAGACAAATGGGCATCTATATGACACTGCGGCCTACTATACTTCTCTATAGCGTTGCGCATGGGGTCTATCCTCACTCCATCTAAAGTAAATGGTCTAAGCATTGCTGGTTTCTTAGTACTGGGTCCAAGCAATTCATACAATGGCTCAACTTTAATTAAACTTGTTTTCATAGGGTTGAGATTTCTCTTAGCCCTAGCCACAACTGGATAATGGTCATATAACATGAAGCCATTTTCATTAGGTTTAATAAATGGCTCATCTGGAATAACTGGACCTTGGGCATTATATTTGTCAAATTTGCCCACAGCTTCCATGAGCTCTTCTTGGGTTACAACTGAACTAAAAGCTATTTTAGCTAATGTGTTAGATCTACCGCCAGCTACATGTATGCCTAAAATAACTCTTTGCGCTAAAGCATGACTATCATGGAACAATATCGAACCACAGTCTCCATTATTAGTATTGGCGTAGTAGCTAAAAGCTCGCTCAGAAACGTGCTCTTCTGGTCCATCAGTACTTCTATACCTCAAAATATGTGGCAATTTTTCAGCAACCACATCAGTTGAAGTAATCTCAGGCTCTGTACAATTATCAAAACCTTTCAAAGAACAGTTAGCAAATTTGTTATGTAAAAAGTCTGACTCATTAATAAAATGACCTAAAATATTAGGAAACATATGAGCACTGCCAGCGAGTGAAAATACACTGACATCCCTTTTATCAATATCAATCCTATCCAACTTGCAAAATTCAAACACAGTAATACTTCTAAAAACTTCACCACTAGTCAAAAAGAATTCTATAAAATCGTATGGATCGTAAGTTCCACTATCTAAATTATTTTTGATTTTAATAAAATAATGCGTGGGCAGAGCACATAGGTTGCCACTCAACCCAATAACTAAGCCGGATTTTTGAGTGTCATCCTCATTGCCTGGTAGACTTAACAACAGAACATTCTTCTTCATAACTTTCTGAGAGATTTGAGCAGAATTATGATCTTGGGATTGATTAACGTAAAAATCGTCATTGTAAGCAAACGCATTTTTATTTTTTTTATTGGTGGTTCTTTTATTTTTTTTATTATTATGACCACTATTGGTCTGTATAGGAAAGAAAAATTTCAAACTTGTGCGCAATATAATTAAAGTGGGAAGTATAACACTAATGAATGAGATTATTGGGTGTTTACTAACTAAATCATTAACCTTTTGCAAAATTTTGCTAGCTATTAATGGTAAATTTGTCTTCATAGCTTTAGTTTTGGCTATTAGCATTGAATCTAATTTGACCATAGCGTTTAAGATATATTTCTTACGAGCTGACATATCCTCGCCGAATTTACCTATAATAGTGCTAATGTAAGTAGAAAATTCGACGTCGTACAAAAATTGCTTGGCTTTATCAACTGATTGCGTTATAACCAAATTGTAGTAATCAAAAAGGTCGTTGAATTCCACCCAACTAAAGGTGGTACCCATACTAAGCCACAATTTACCCAAAACTGAATGTTTATCATGTTCACTAAGTTTTTCTTCTATATGAGGTACTTCAAAAAGAGGATCTTCAAATCCTTCTATGTGTAAACTATCATCCATTAAATCTTGATTTTTGTAAAAATCCTCTTCTTTACGCCTTTGATCTATACATTGTCTGAGTAGCTTATTACAGCCATCATTTATGTCTTCATAAACATCACATTTAGAAAAGAAAGTGCCACCACACATACCTACAAAGGTGTCAAAATCTACAGTGTAGTCTATTCTGCCTTCAGAAGTTTCATTGACCCCTGTATAAACGTTTATTTTCCAAGCATTTTTATCAAAATTGACCCCCTTTTTAATCTTAAGATCAGAGCTGCCATTGCGTGTCTCTGCGTAAATGTAATTACCGAGACTATCCTTAGCATCATTCACAACT